CATCCGAATCAGCCGTTCACTTGGGTTCAGCCCGTGGACTGCTGGTGGAACCTGTTCTGCAACAGCCGCCAGCGTCACGGCATCATTGCCCCGCTCCGTTCGGCTTGATTCTCACAATTTACAAAAGGACACACAATGATTCTCGCTCCAAACAATGGTGCAATTGGAATTCAGCCCGCTGGGACTATCGTCCGATGCATCAATCGTGATTCCACCGCAGTTGTGGTCGGAAATGTGGTGATTACTTCGTTTAACCACACCGGGTTCATTTATCCGCCCGCCGAAACGCCTGCAAGTTTTGAACTTTCTCCGTTCTCTTGCATTAAGTTGGCTGACGGTAATGCTGATGCATCGTCTGGTGACGGTTCTCACGCCAACGCTGGTTACATCGGAGTTGTTACTGGACTGTCTACGAGCAACTCTGGCGCACAGGGTCAGGCTGTTCAGGTGCAGTTTGGTGGCATTGCCACTGCTCTTGTTCGTGCCACGACGAACAATGTCGTTATTGGCAGCAAGTTGTTCCTGTCCGATACGGCTGGTCGTTTCGGAAACGAGGCTGATTCGTCAAACCCGGATACGACCGTTGCTCTTGCGCTTGGCAGCGTAACGGCTGCCGCATCCGCGAACATTCCCGTTCTGCTGTTCAACGGACCGATTGATGGAACTGCCACGGCTCTGACCTGATCTGACACAACCATTCACCACTGGGCGGGGAAACCCGCCCAGTGGATTTCAATGCTTACCTACGGCGATCTTAAGAACCACATTCTCCTTGCCATCGGTGGCCGTCCTTCCACGGCTTCCGGGCAAACTGTCGCTGAACGTCAGGCGGAGATTGTGAACATTGCTGGCGAACACTTGTTCACCCATCCGTGGAAGTTCCGGGAAGCGAATGCCAACATCAGCACGGTTGCGGCGCAGCAGTATCTGGCTCTTCCGGCTGACTTTGCGGAACTGACTTCTGTCTGGAAGTCCAACCAGCCGATCTGGATCAGCACTCCTGACGAGGTGGAGACTGCCCGTATCACTGCATTTCCCGACCTGACCTACCGCGTGTATGTCAAGACGGTGGTTCCCAGTGGTGACACGGAGGGAAGTTCGGTCGCGCAGTCGTATCAACTTCAGATTTACCCTATTCCTGTTGGCGTTGACACGCTGAAGATCCTGTATCGGACGGGATGGTCATCGGTCACGAGCAGCACCTCGACCACGACAATCATTCCTGTCCCAAAGCATGTGGAATCGACCATGATCGCCTACACGCGGGCGGTCGCGGAGGCGTACGAGGACGATGGTCTTCCGCAGCGTCTTGCAGAAATCGAGGCTGGCCCGATCTTCGGAGCAGCCAAGCAGAAGGACGGAATGGTTCAGAGCCATTTCGGCCAGTTGCAGCCAAACCGCTGGCGCAGCCCGTCCAACTGGGGACCGGGCTTTGTCATCCTGAACCCCGTACAGTCACCGACTTGAGGAATCGACCATGAGCCTGATCGGACTTTCGCCCACCATCACTGCGACTCGCACCATCGTTGCTCCGCTTGAACTGGCTGTTTCAACTAATGTCGCTGCTAACACTAGCGTTGTCGCACGGGTGCAGACTGCAACTCGTCCTGTGACTGGCACTGGTTGCCTTGTTGTTTCTGCTCCGCTGAACTACATGGTTCTTCAGACGCTGAACACTGCTGCTGCAACCAGCGTGGTCTGGTATGCGATTGGCTGGACGTTCTCCACCAGTGCCGCTGTCTGGATCCCGAAGTTGCTCACCAAGTTCAGCGTCACTCCGTCCACTACCTCCGGAGCAGCAGTTAGTTCGCTTCGTCCGGGCCGCGACTACACCAAGAGCCTTGGTGATATCAAGATTTACAACGGCGAAGAAGCCTCTTGCCCGGGTGGATTCGTGATCTTCGATGTTGCTGGTAGTGAACTTGTTGAGTTGCAAGGTGTCACGGCGGCTGCTGGAAACATCAACGCTCTCATCGGGTACATCTGATGCATGCACGAAACCGGACATGGCTGCTCGGCAGTGACCCTGTTGAGCGTTGTCGGCAGCGCACGATGAACGTCGAGGGCGGAGACGGCTCCACGCTGTCGCTAGATTTCACCACGGGTGTCCTTGACACGCGCCTGACGTTCACGCGCACCACCAACGCGACCTTCATCAACTCGCAGGGGTACGTTGAGTGGGCGAACTCTAATATGTATTGGAATACGGCGTTTGAGGGATTGAGCGGATCAAACCCGTCATTGACATCCTCCGGTTGGGGATGGGCACTAACTACTGGTGGAACTGCTGTCTTCAATGGAGATGGAACGGTTACGTTTACCACAACGGCTGCGGAACGTAGAGCAATCGTTCGGTCGTCTGGATTTTCTGGTGGCGGTCTTCGTGTGGTTGCATCTGTTGATGTAACGATTGCATCTGGATCGCTACAGGCGAGTCAGGTGATCGTTACTGGTACACCGACCAACGCGCAGCACTACGTCAACGGTGTCATCTGGAACAGTTCCCACCCGATCTGGAACGGTGGAATCCTTCCTGTCGGTACGCAGTTCAACATTGCCTATGCGACTGACTCGCAGACAAGCGCAACGACCAGCGTGTATTTCGGTGTCGGTTGCACATCGGTTATCGCCGGATCTGCCACGTTCTCCAATCCTCGTTGGACGATGTGGAAGGGGAGTGCAACTGTCCCGTACTACCCGAACACTTCCGCGACCAACAACAGTACGGCGGATCGTTACAAGAGTGCTGACTACCAAGCCCCTCGCTTCGACTACGACCCCACCACTACACCACCCACTCCTCGTGGGCTGCTGATTGAGGGGCAAGCGACAAACCTATGTAACCAAGGTGAATACTGCTGGTCAGGAAATTGGGGACGGTCAGGCGATATTTCTATAAATTCAATTCTCGCTTCTAGTGGCCCAAATCCGCAAAGTCGTGTGGACGGGCCTGATGGTCGATCAGGTACAGGTACGAGCATTTACCTACCGACTGCTTCGTTTCAGCGGCTTAGTCAAGCCGTGACGGTTGAAGAATCAAAACAATACACCTACAGTATGTGGCTTCGACCGGGAACTAATGGAGCAACAAATTTTCGATTGGCTACATTCACTCCTGCTAGTGCTTGGATGACTACTGTCGGAAGTTGCAATGATTCCGCTGTAACTATTACAAATGTATCGGGTGGTGGAACAAAGTTCTCCAACCTACCCGATCGTTGGGTGCGAGTGTCGGTGGTATTTACTACGGACGTTGGTCAAACAAGCGTTACGATCACCGCGTATCCAAATATTGACACTGCCGTACCAACTACCAACTACATTTGGGGCGCACAACTAGAACTCGGCTCTGGCCCCAGCAGCGTAATCCCGACCGGGGCAAGCACGGGGAACAGGGCTGCGGATGATTGCTTGCTTGACAACATCTCCACGGCGTTTGGTTTCAACGCATCGGAAGGAACCATTCTTGTCAAATACGGAAATCGAGTAGACACAGGTTCCATGCGGTCATACACATTCTTGCCAGCAAGCGGCGCAACAAATCAGATGTTTGAATCAACTGGCTATGCGTTGAATGTGTATTCGTCAAGCAGTTTTACCGCGCAAATTGGGACGACAAACGCATCGGCTGCTCGTGTATGCGCGGCATACAAACTTGACAATTATGCGGTATCTGTCAATGGTGGTGCAGTTGCAACTGATACGAGTGGCGCACTTCCGTCATCGTTGACACGATTGACAATTGGAGGAAGTGCCGTAAATTCTGCTGCTTATAACTACGGCTCAATATTGCTTTTCAAGTATTGGCCGACTCGTCTTCCTGATGCACAACTTCAAGCCCTGACCACCTGACATGGACTACATGCTTCGCTCAAACACAGAGTCCGACCTAGACGATGCGCTTATCGCCGCAGGACTTGCCGAAGAACGCACCAACGAGGAAGGCGAGGTCACCGTACAGGCTGTTGCAGGTGTCACGCTTGACCGCATCGGCCCCATCCCGGCGCAGGTGGACAAGGAAGGCGTGATCGTGCGACCCGGCGACAACCGTTATCACGCGAACATTCGGGTGACCATTGAACTTACCAAGGAGCAGGAAGAACTGCTTCCGACATTCACTCCCACTCCCGGTATTCCATACCGCGTCTTTCTGTAAGGAAAGTGATGACAATCGAAAACACGAACATCAAGGTCAGCCTGTCTACCGCTAATTGGATCGCCATTGTGGCGATTGCTCTGACCTTGATTGGGATGCTTATTCCCGCGTACATCAACCACGACCGCCTGCTGATGCAGGTCGTGACCAATCAGGACAGCATCAGCAAGCGTCTCGACAAGATCGAGGCACGACTTGAGAGGAATGAACGATGAGCGATCTGCTGAAGAATTCGTCTTGGAAGACCACTGGTGCTGGCGTTGCCGCCATTCTGGTGGCCGTTGGCGCATGCCTGACCGCCCTGACCGACAACAATCCAGTTACCGTCCCTGACTGGGGTTCGCTTGCTGCCGCCGTGCTGGCTGGCGTGGGCTTGATCTTCGCCAAGGACAACAAGAAGGCGGAGTGATGTATGACCTTGTCAGAGCAGTCATCATGTCCCTGTTGCAGTGGCTGCAAGGGGTCGCTACGGGACGAGGTCAAGGTGCAGATGCTCCTGCTGATCGCGGTCTTCTTGGCCGTGCTGGCTCTCGTATTCACGACTGGCTGCACAAGGACGGTGCTGGTAAGCGAGTCCAGCCCGATCAGGACCGGACCTGATGTGCATGGGAAGGTGTATGTGAAACAGGACGATGGGTGGAAACTGGGTGACAACGAGGTTCGGATTCCCGAAGGCTGGTACTGCGTACCACCTTCGTTCGTAGAGGAGCAGCGGTAATGGCTATCAAGTTGCAGATTCGTCGGGACATCAAAACAAATTGGGATGCCAATAGTGGTGTCATTCTTCTGTCTGGCGAAATCGGTTACGAAACCGATACCCGCAACATGAAGATCGGTGATGGAGCAACTACTTGGAGTTCCCTC